ACTCTTCTCTCCAATGTTCTAGCTCCATACCTCTATAAACTAGCATATCACCAGGTTTCAAATTGACTAAAATACCTTTGTTATTACTAGATACAGTTATTTTTTTACCATCGGGTATACCTACATTTTTCTTTGGTTCTAAATGTATTGGCCAAGGATCTCCCCCAAGATTTAAAGTTGTAGATATTTCACAACTAAATCTGTCTTTGTGTCTGTGTAAGATATCACCTGCTTTATATATCCTTGCATAAGAATATGTTGGATTTAACTTAAGTCCTGTTTTCTTTTCCATAATAGGTAGAGTTCTCATCAACAAAGTTTCCATAGCTATATCTGCATAGTGAGAATAAGTATTTGGAACTTGTTCGTCACTCCATACACCCCATTCTGTAGTAAACTGTGAAATATATCTTGCATCAAATAAACTTCTGGCAACAGTTCTTTTAAGTAAAAAATAATTGTAACAAAATTCTGCAATTTGTTTAGGTACAGCTTCTTTAATAACTACATATTTATTTTTTTTGAAGCTCATCTTTATTACTCCTTTCTTTTGATATTGCTGTTTCAACAGCTTTAATGTTCCAGTGTATAAATCTAAAAGGTTCTATTCCTGCATCCACCGCAAACTGATGTGGAACATAACCCGGAAAGATAATCATTGTTCCTGGTTTTGGTTTATAATGTATTTGATTACTTGCTAATGTGATCTGTTCTTGATTTTTTGTGAACAACTTTGTCATTTCTGCACCAGGTCTTGGATCATGAAATATTGGATAAGATGTTTTTTCAGAACATTTTAAAAAATAAAATCCTGACACATGTTGATTCCAATGCACATGGGTATCGTGATGACCACCACCTTTTTCACTAAACTCTTGAACCCAAAATTCTGTAAAGTGTAAGCTATGGTTTTGTAAATTAAATCCTTGCCAATCTAAAAATTCATAAGATCGTTGTCCTATAAACTGAATTAAATCTTTTAGTTTAGTATCACCAGACATATTTTCGCTGTGTTTAGAAAGGCCAAATGTACCTAAATCTTTTTTCCATTTAGGTTCATTTTTTAATTTATCTTTAAGAAGTTTATCAGCTTTTTTAATATATTTATCTGTTACTTTAATTGTATGTTTCAAAAACATAGGTGCGTCTGCTATCCATATTGGTGTTTGAAAATAAAATGCAGATTTAAAATCTACATGTCCTTTTGGTTTTGGTGGTGTACCACTTCCTCCTTGTATCATATTATTTAAAAGGATAGCCTAGATTCCATATGACTAAACTATGCCTTATTCCTTTCGTTACTGGTTTGACTCTATGCCACACAAAAGAGGGAAATACAACCACAGAGCCTTTTGGTAATACTTCTGTACATGTTCTAATGTTAGGTTTTTTATCAGGATCTTCATTCCTCAAATCAAACTCTAACTCTCCTCCTTTGTATTCTTTTGGATCAGTTAAACTAACTGTTACAGATAGTTTTCTAATTTTACCTTTTGTTGGTCCTTCCTCTATGTAAGGTTTGTCCCAACTATCACAATGCCAATCATAATATTGTCCTTTTTTATATATAGTAAATTGACAAGCCTCTGACCAATCCCACTCAAAATTCCAACCTGCATTTTGATTTGCCATTTTAACATATGGCTGTATTTCTTTATATATCCATTGATCGCTCATCCAAACAATATTTGAATCTCTTTTTTTTTGTAAATTTTTTACTTCATCTTTTGTAAGAGGTTGTTTAGTTAAATCTCTGTCCCTACCAAAACCACCTGTGATAGCCATATGCTCTCTTTCTTTTTCGGCTTTACCATATTGCACAATCATATCGCAAATTCTTGGTGGTATTGCAGATTGAAAGTACCAATAATAATTAGATATATTCATAATTTATAACCAAAATTGTATTTAATTTATCAGATGTATTTTCGGTAATCATAAACCTTTGTGTAGCAGGAAACATAATGAAATGATTATTTTTAAGTGGTAAATGCCAAGTTCTATTTTTTCTTCTATTATCATCATATTCAATAATACACTCACATGAATTAGGTTCTACGTCTACCACATATATCAATGTATAATCTGGTGAATTTCTTAAGTCAACTGGATCTACAGAATGCATCAAAACAGATTGTTCTTTAGGACTTAAAACTTTACCATGCATATTTTTATACACTAATGTAGGACCATACTCTGCTCTCCAATGATCTCTTACATAGTCTTGCATCCATTGTAATGGTTGTGAATAAGGCACTTTATAATATTTATAAGAATAAGCTTTGGAATTATTATTTATTCTATCTTCAGTAACAAATGATTTTATAATATCATTTTTAATTATATTACGATTAATTTCAAAGCCTTTCGGCATTGCTATTTCACCTGTATATAAGTCTACTTCTGTTAATACTTTCTTGTGCATACCTGTTAAGATATGTAATAAAATTTTCTTAAAATGTCAATGTGATTATCTAGTTACTTTATCCCAAGCACCTGTAGATTCATTCCAATCATATCTATGAGTTTCTTTTTCATCATCAGATATTGCTGGTGCATCACCTATTGGTGATTGCCATCTTGCTTCTGCCACATTTAAAGTCCAACTAGCGTAAGGTTTTTTTGGTAAAAACAAATCATTGTCTTCATCATAAGTATAACCTATACCTGCGTAGTTACCTCTTAAAGGTGTTCCGCCATTTTTGTGTTGTCCACCTATTGTATTGTACGATGTTTTTTTCCAAAGAGGCCAGCTATGGATTCTTTCCAAAAACTGTCTACCTACTTCTTCATCTTCAACACCATCAGCGTTTTGACAATCTTTATCAGCTACAACATGA